TCGTGGCCCTGGCGCAGCTCGGCCACGCGCGTGGCATCGATGTCGTAGCCGAGCGTGTCCAGCGTCCGCCCGAACTCGACCGCCAGCGGCAGGCCCACATAGCCCAGGCCGACGACGGCGATGCGCGGCGCACTGGCTGCGGAAATGTCGGCGCTCATCCCATCCCTCGAGGTTGCATGCTGGTGCCCGGAGCCGGAATCGAACCGGCATGGGGTTGCCCCCGGCGGATTTTAAGTCCCGACTGCGCGGCGTTGGCACCTGTTGAAGCTAATGGTATCAATGGTTTGCCTGTTGGCTGTTGTGGCCCATAGGTGTCCCATCTCGGTGCTAGTGTCCCGCCAGTGTCCCACGAGACTGGTAGCCGGGGCGGGAATCGAACCCGCATCCCCTTTCGGGGGGTCAATTTTAAGTCGACTGCGTCTACCAATTTCGCCACCCGGCCAGCGGCACCAGTATAGCCAGCCTACGCCACCATTCCGGCGTATCCTCGCCTTTAGGCAAGTCACCCATAGGGGGAGACCGTGGACTTAGAACTTAGCGACGTGGAGCGTTGGGGTGCAGAACAGAACCGGGCACTAGCGCGTGACTTAGACGGTAACGAGGTTTTCGTCGGTCTCAACCGGGAAGAGTCTCTTTTCTTTGTCGGCTACAGGCGCATGACGAGTTTACCGCTACGGGCGGCTGGACTCCGCCCCAGCCAAGCGGACAGAAAGCGGGCCAGCGAATTGCGCCAGAAGCACGAGATTGCCCGATTGCAGGTTATTGGCGCGATGGTCGAGAAAGAAAATTTCGGGCCTACGTCGCACTAGACAGGCAGGCCGGGTTCCCAATCGTCGGGGGTCTCTCCCGCGTAGGCGTTGGCCAGCACCTCGGCGAAGATGTCCCGCCATTCGTCCTCGCCCAGTTGGCTGCCGTGCTCATGCACCAGATCGCAAATTAGCTGGAACATGTGCCCGGTCAGTTGTTCGGTGTCCATTTGCTTCGTGTCCACGCTGCTGCCCTCCTGTCAGGCATCGGCTATCGGGTTGTGCTTGACGTATATCAGCAGCTCCCGGTTTCGGCTCTGAATGTTCTGGATGGACTGGATGTTCCAGTTCTTGCCGCGCGCGGTGATCCGGTCGGCCACGTCGATGCCATCCATGTGCCGCAGCGTCACCTTCGCCTGCGCGTCACTGGTGATCGTGGCAGCTGCGAAGTATTCGCGGCCCAGCAGCGGCTCGAACTTGGCAAACGCCTCGGCGTAGGGTGCCCAGGTCTCGCTTAGCTCGCCCGTTTCCGGGTCTTGCGTGTACGTCACGCGGGACAGCGTGATTTTCGTGTTCAGTTCCTGCGCGGTGTAGCTCATAGGATCAGCAGCCCTCGGGATTGGTAGGGATCGGTTTTCGGCGCTTCCACGGTCTGCGCGATGCCCAGCGCCATTGCCAGCGCGACCATGCCGTCTATGCGGCCCGTGGCGCGGCTCTTGTCCAGCTTGCGGTTGCCTGCCGGGTCTTTCGTCGTGGTCGCGTTGGCGGCACACATGGTCAGCACCGGGTGCAGCCCGTGCGCGATGCGGTGATTCAGCAGCTCGGCTTCCAGCGTGTCCAGTGCGGGACTCATGTCGCGGAAACCCTGTCCAAACGGGTGCAGCGGCAGTTGCAGGCCGATGGCCTCCAGTTCCTTTTTCAGCACGTCCATGCGCCAGCGGTCGAAGGCGATGGCATGAACGTCCAGGCCGCCGAGAATCTCGGCAATCTCCACGGCCACATGCGCATAGTCCACGGATGCGCCCGGCGTCGTGTGCAGCAGCCCTTGCCGCGCCCACACGTCATAGGGTTGCCGGTCTTTGCGGGATCGTTCGGTCAGCCCGACTTCCGGCGTCCAGAAATGCGGGAACACTTGCCAGACTCCGGCCACCTTGCCGACCAACACTAGCGCGGTCAGGTCATTGCGCGCGGACAAATCCAGGCCGGCGAACACCGGCCCGTCAAACGGCACCGGGTCGGCCCCGTTCGCCTTCCACACGTCCGGCGACACGAAAGGCGCATCCGTGGAAACGCGAAGGTTCAGCAGCAGGTTGCGCGCGGTGTTTTCCATGCTCGGCATCCGCTGCGCCTGCTGCATTTGCTCGGCCAGGTCGTCTTCGCTGCGAAAGATGCCCAGCGCCGGATTGGCGGCCTTCCATGCGTCACGATCCAGCAGGTCGCAGCCCTCCGGCGCGGCATACAGCTTGCACACGGTGCGGGGATCGCCGCTGCGCAGCGCGTCGTCAATCCACACGCTCAGCAGGTCGGCATCCGTGGCGGCCTGCGTGGAAATGACCAGCAGCAGCGGTTCGGCGTGCGCGCCCTGCGACGTGGTGATTGCATCCACGAAGTCCGACTGCGGCCCGCGCACCTGCCCCACTTCGTCCAGGATCGCCAGCACCGGGCTAAGTCCGTGCGCCGTGCGGCCATCGGCGGCCAGTGCCCGGAACTCCACGTTCAGCGGAAGCCCAATCAATCGCTTGCCGCTTGGCACGATCCGCACCAGCTTGGACAGCTTCGCCGATAGCTGCACCATCTTGGCGGCCAGGTTGAAGACCAGCGCCGCTTGATCGCGGCTCATCGCGCCGGACACGATTTGACTGTTTAGCTTCGCCTCTGGCCCGACCAGGTGCGCCAGCAGCAGCGCCGCCGTTAACGCGGTCTTTCCCTGCTTCCGCGCCATGCTCAGGATCGCGCGCCGGGTGCCGTTCGGGTTGTCATAGACCGCCCGGATAAACTCTTTCTGGAAGTCGGCCAGCACCAGCGGCGTGCCCACCTGCGCGCCGTCCGGCGTGCGGCAGTAGCCCTCCACGAAGGCGATGATGGCCTCCGCGCGGGTCATCACTTCACCGCGTACAGGGTCGGGATCAGCGGGTCGGCCTCGGCCTCGGCTTCACGCTCCAGCGCCAGCTTGTTGCCTTGATCCTGCGCCCGGCCCGGCGTCGCCTCCGGGTGAACGTGCAGCATCCGGGACAGGGACACGATGCGCCGGGTCAGCTTGTCTACCAGCGCGGCTTGTTCCACGTCGCCGATCAGGTCATGCACCTGCATTTGCGTGATCGCCAGGATCGCGGCATTGCCCAGGTCGGCTTCGTTCCACTTGTGCCGCGCCCTGTTGCGCACCAGCGCAGCCCAGAATGGCCGCGCAGCATCCGGCAGGGTCACATGCGCAGGCGGCTCCAGCGGGCCTTGTGCGGCGTCCTGCGCGGCTTGGACAGCAGCGGCGGCACTATCGGATCGGGACTGTCTCATTTCACCCTCGCACTTAGCGATGAAAGAAAGGTGGGCGACGCGGTCTAGCCGCGTCGGTCTCTGGCGATTTTTCATTCCACGGATGGCGCGGGTCGGTCGGCCAGCCGTTCACGTCGCAGCCGCGCACGGTGCCATTGCGTTCGTGCATCGTCTTCGTGGAATGGCAGGCATGGCATCGCGGGACTAGGTTCACCATGTCGTTGTTGCCGGGGTTGCCGTCGTGGTGATCCACGTCCGTGGCAATCGCCCCGCAGTCCCGGCACAACGGGTCACGCGCCAGGACATAGGCGCGCAGCTTCTGCCAACGCGCCGTTTGCAGCGGGATCGTCCGCCGGGGATCGGCGTCCCGCCCGCTAGGCCGCGTCTGCCTGCGCATCGTCTATGCCCTCGATGGTCGGCAGGTTCTCCAGCCTGCGGGCCTCGCTGCGCAGCAGCCAGCCCGACTCGATGCCTTCCTTGTAGTAGTCCGCGCGGCCCTTGCTATCGCCACGCAGCAGCCCCTCGACGTTGTGCTCGATGAAGTACCGCGACCGGGCAATCGGCCCCAGCAGCGCGCGTTCCGCGCCTTCCTCCCACATGGTCAGCCAGCGGCGCAGGGTGTGCGTCACAAACCAGCGGTTCATTTCCACGGAGTTGGAAAAGTTCGCGTGTCGCAGGTCGGCCACCAGCACCGGCGGGACGCGGAAGATGCGGCAGACTTCCTCGACGCTGAACTGCCGGGACTCCAGCCATTGCGCATCTTCCATGCTCATGGATAGCTGCTGAAACTCCAGCCCGTTTTCCAGCACGGCCACCTTGCCGCTGTTGCCGCTGCCGCTGAACTGCGACCGCCAGCTATCGCCGATGCGCGTGGCACTCGCGGCGTCCAGGACGTTCGGCGTCTTCAGCACGCCCGACAGTCGTGCGCCGTTGGCATAGGTCGCGCTGCCATGTTCCTGCGCGGCCAGCACGCCTCCCAGCATTTCCCGTGCGACTTGAATCCGGGACTTGCCGACGATGCCGTTATCCGTGCGGTCTTTCAGGTGCAGGACTTCATCGGCGAGTAGCGGACGGACTCGGCCCGTTTCCGGTTCGGCCACGTCATAGCGGATGCGCCCGCTCGGCAATCGCAGCACGGTGACATTGCGCGGATGGATCGGCTCCAGTGCGGTGACGTTGCCGGCGGCATCGGAATGAATCTCCGCGTAGCCGTTGCCCCACAGCAGCACATGCGCGGTCAGTTGCTCGCGGAACTCCAGTGCCGTTTGCCGTTCGTTCGGCGCATCGTGCAGCACGTGGTATAGCGGATGATCCGCTGCGCGCTCGCGGTCGCCGTTCGCGCCGTTGCGGTACAGCAGCAGCGGCAAGCCGCCGATGGTCTCGGCGATGGACTGGACGCAGCTAAAGACCGTGGAAATGGTCTCGGCGTTGCCAGGCGATACCGGGATGCCTGCGGCGGTTCCGCTCGGGATCAGCGCCGACCATGACGGATCGGCGTCGCGCCGCTCAGGCTTCTTGTTCCACGGCCAGCGCATTAGACAGTCTCCAGCCACGCCTTGCGTGGATTCAGGATGAACATTTGCGGCTCTCGCGGCTTGTTCCGCAGCGCCACTTCGGTGCCGGCATAGGCTGGGTGCGCTTGGACGATGGACACTTCGTGCAATTCCACGCTGCGCAGTTCGCGGCGGTCGCCTTCCCATGCGTCGCCACCCTTCGGCACGGTGAAGCCGAAACTGCATCCGCCCAGGTCGCCACGTTCGGCCAGCGCCGCAATGTCGCGGCCCGCCTGCGTGTCCGGCAGGGACAGCGTGAACGCCAGCCCGTCGCCGTCTTCGCGCAGTTCCAGCGTGCCGGACTTCGTGCGGCCCAGGACGCGGGCTTCGTCGTGATCGGCCAGCGCCAGAATGTCCCGGCCCGAAGTGATCGAAGCCCGGAACGCGCCGGGCTTGATCGTTTCGGTAAAGGTGCCGATGCGCGCTTCGGAATCGAAACGCGCGATGTAGCCGGACAGTTTGCGCCCGCTGGCCGTGACGCCAGCGGTGGAACGGCGCTCCAGGTCGGGCTTACACGTCATCGGCATACTGGAATGCCTCGGCGTGGCGGATGGCAATGTCGCAGGTCGCCATCGCGCGGATCAGCACGTTGCCCTTCGTGTAGGCGGTTTCGCTGAAGGGGTTGACCAGAATGTCCAGCTCCGACCACACGCCCAGCAGGACTTGCGACCAGTCGCCGAAGATCGCTCCGCCGCCGTTTGAAGTCTCGGGAACTTGATTCGTGGTGTAGGCCGCGAACCCGCCGACCTGTCCGTTTTCGTACAGGAAGCCCGCGCCTGCGTCGCCCGAAACCTTCACGGTGCCGGCCAGCGTGGCCTTCGCTCCAGGGGTCAGCAGCCAGCTATGCGCGCCCATCGCATTGGCGACTTCCACGTCCTTGATGATTTCCAGCACCTGCGCCCAGGTCGGCCCGGCCAGCGTCGCATTCGGCGCGCCCAGCGTGGCAATGACGCCATCCGGTTCGTTTGCGCCGCCGCCCTCGATCAGCGCCGAGTCGATGGCCTGCGCGATGGCGAAGCTCATATCGTCGCGCAGCAGCGCCTCGATACTCGGGTCGCTCTGCTGGATCAGTTGCCGCGACATTTCCGACAGCGCGCCCACATGCTTGGGCGCAAGCGTTGCGTTGCCGAAGGTCATATCCGAAGGGGTAAGCGCCGAGTTTTCAGCCACCCATCCGGTCACAACGCTGTTGCCTGCCTTCGGGATGCTCACGTTGCCGCGCAAGCCGGACAGGACACGGACGCCCAGGCGTCGCGCCAGCAGGCTGTTGCGCAGCGCGGGGATGTACTGGTCGCCGCGATGATCGTCCGGCACCAGGTGCGCGCCGCTCGTGGTGGTGTTGACGCGCTTTTCAAGCGCCACCATCGGCAGATAAACACCCTGCGCCGGCCTGCCGTTGCGGCGGGCAATCTCGGCGTTGTATTCGGCTTCCGCTCCAGTCAGCGGCTTGCCTTCCGTTGCGGCCTGCACCACGCGCAGCACGGAAACGCGGCGCTCCAGGTCGTCCAGTGCGCGTTCGCCGCTCCCGGCCACTACGGTGCCGGTCTGCGTGCGCTCGGCATCGGCCAGGAACTGCGCGCGGGCTTCCTGCGCCTCCAGGTCGGTGATTTCGCCTTTCAGCTTGTCGAAGGCGGTGGATTCTTCGGCGGACAGCGAACGCTTTTCGGTGTCGGCCTTGTTCACGATGATGCGGGCTTCGGCGACTTTCGCGGCCTTCGCCTCGCGGATGGTCTTCAGATTCATGTTGTCTCCGGGACAGTGAAAAACTGGTGCAGCGGGATTCCCGGAACTCCATTTACATGCACCAGTTTTCATCCGCAAACGTAAGCATTGGCAGTTGCGGGCATCGCTTGGCGCTTGTTGTGATTGCTAGTGCCGGACGATGAAAACGCGCAGGACGAAAACTGGTGCAAGTGGTGCGCAGGTAGGGGTTGCACCAGTTGCACCAGTTTTTCACCGGCACCATTCGCAGCCTTCGCCGTCACACTTCGCGCAGGGGTCTGCCTTGCCACCCTTGACCACGGACAGCTTCGGCCTGCCACCCTTGTTCTTCGTCTTCGGCGTGTAGCGCCCTTCCTTTTCGGCCTTCCTCAGCCCGCGCACAACGGTGGAGTGATTAACTCCAAGCTCCGCGCCGATTTCCCGCGCCGATAGCCCCAGCCCAGCCAGCTCGATCATTTGCGCTTCGCTGGCATCCGACACGGCGCGCAACGTCCAGGACTGCCGTCCGTCCTTGCCGGTCTCCAGCATCGCTTCCACGGGTGCCACGTCTTCGCCGTACAGCGCACGGGCTTTCTCGAAGTGAACCTCGAACCGTGCGCCTTGATCCGGCGTGTAGTCCGCCGGCCTGCGTAGCGCGATGACGGTATCCAACAGGTCTTCGCGCTTGGACGTGCCACGCTGCTGCCCGGTCTTCCCGGCGTGGTGGATGAAGACCACGCTGCGCCCGCTGCTGCGCATCCGCAGCGCCCATTCCGCGACCGGCTGCCAGCTTTCGCCCTCGTTTTCCTTGCCGCCGCGCACCAGTGCGGAAATGTTGTCCACGATGATGACGCCCGATGCCGGTGCGGCGTCCGTAACTTCATCCTGCCCGGTGAAGCTAAACAGGTTCGGCATGATGCCGTCCCGTTGCAGGTCTGGCGTCATGAACAGCAGGCTTCCCGGTTCGGCCTGCCGGTCTGAACTCTCAGCAATCCTGCGCAGCCGGTCGCGCAGGTCTGCGCCGGGCATCTCGCCGTCCAGGTACAGCACCGGCACGGGCTTGCCGGCACGCCAGCCGAGAAAAGCGCCGCCGGATGCCAGCGCATAGGCGATGCCCAGCGCGACATGCGTTTTGCCGACGCCACGCGGTGCGTACAGCATGGACAGGGACTGCGACAGCAGCCACGGGGACAGTAGACGTTCCCGTGGCGGGAAGTCCGCCGCCAGCAGCCCGGCGGCGTCCACCACAACCGGCGCGGAAACTGGTGCAAGTGGTGCATTGCCGGGGTGCGCACCAGTTGCACCAGTTTTTTGTTCCACGTCCTCGCGCGCCAGGTCTTCCAATGTCCGCGCGGTCACTGGCGCACCTCCACCAGCGCATTGCGCGCCTCGGCGATGCGTTCCTCCGCCTTCACTAGTCGGCAGTAGTCGTTCCAGTCCAGCGCCTCATCGCGCAGCACCTTGCCTGCTGCGATTTGCACGATGGCGGACTCCAGCGCCAGCACGGACAGCGCGGACGCCCAGCCCGCCTCCCGGATGGCCTGCCGCATCCGGCGGCGTTCCTCCGGCGACTCCGGCCAGTGACGCGGCGGCATGATGTCGGCCCATGCCAGCCCGACCGCCTCCAGCACCTCGATAGCCTTGCAGCCGCCGAAACAGTGCAGCAGGACTTTGCCGTCGCGCTCGGCGATGGTGACTTTGCGGGACGTGCCGCCGCAGGCAGGACACTTTGCGCGCCAGCCGCTGCCGCTTTTCTGGACGCCCTCCAGCCGTTGCAGCAGGGGTTCGGCAGTGGCATGATCGACGTGGAATCTCCGCTCGCCAGCAGACTTCCACGAAGCCCCGGCCCGCCAGCCGGGGTTTCGCGTTTCCGGGGTCGTCATTCGCTACCCTCCGGCTCATCGGCCACAGCGCCGACGCCCACGAAGCCGGGATCGACGCGGTAGCGGGTCAGCAGCTTTTGCGCAGCAGCTCGGCGGTATTCGTTGTCAGCCGGGCCGCCGGCATCGGCGTGCGTCTGCGCCAGCAGGCAAACCGCCATTGCAAGGTCGCTCGGCGGGCCGCCGCTATCGCCATAGGCTTCGTCCAGGTCGAAGCCCACGAAGCCGGACGCTTCGGCGATGGCGGCATCCAGCGCCATTTGCAGGGGATCATCCAGCGCCGTGGTCAGTTCGCGCAGGTACGCCTTGAAGTCGGCCAGGGAAACGACGCTCATGCGGCCACCTCGCGGCGGCTCGCCTGCTGCGCGTCAATCCATGCGTCGAAAGCGTCGGTGTCGATATAGACGCGCTTGCCGATGCGCACGGTCACGCCGTGTTCGGCCATGCCGTTGTGCGCTTCGTTGAAGATCCACCAGCGGACTTGCGCTTCGGTGAAGGGGGAGCCGTCCGCGAACGCGGAAACGGTCTTGAGTTTGCGAGCCATAACTATTCCTCTAAGTGACTCCCAATCACGCCCGTGATTGAGTGTCAGGAATAGTTATGCAGGCTCCGCGCCAGGACAAAAACCAATTTTGATTATTGGTTGCCGGGGTCGGCTATCCCGACCATTGCGAACGCGCCGGGACGGTATTTCTTGATAGCTTTCTCGATCGCTTGTTCGCTCGCGCCGACACGATCAGAAATGCTCGCCAGCGCCTCGCCGTGCTTCATTCCTTGCGCACGATAGGACGCATACACAAGCGCCTCCGATCCGTGGCAAAACTTCGGTGGCGGCCCCTGTTTGCCCTTCGGCTTGATCGGAATGGATGCAGCGAATGCCCGGATTGCGCCTGCTGCAAATGCCCGCCCCATCGCATCCGTGATCGCCTCGCCGGACTCTATGCGTTTGGCGAGCCCCTCCAGGAACTCTTTCTGCGACGTTGCGACTCTGGCGTGATCTTCGTCGGATACATGAAAATCAATCTTCGTGCTCGGCGTCTTCGCGGCCATCATTCTTCCTCCAGCTTCCCGGCGATGGTCGCCAGCGTGGCGCGTACATGCTCGGCGGACTGGTGCGAGTAGCGCCGCGCCATGACCAGCGTTTTATGCCCCAGCGCATCGGCCACCTGCGCCAGCCCCGCGCCGCCTTGCGTCAGGTAGCTGGCGACCGTGTGCCGCAAGTCGTGGAATCGGAAGTCCGCCAGCCCGGCGTTGGCGCGGACACGCTGCCACGCGCTATGCAGGCTCCACGGTGCGCCGTCGCGGTAGCCCTTGAAGACCCAGCCTTCTTGCGTCGGGTCGCGGTCGTAGTGCACTTGGAGCGTGCGCTGCGCCATGCCGACAACGGGAACATGGCGCGGCTGCCCGTTCTTCGTTTCACGGATCGCCAGCGTCCAGTTGTCGAAGTCCACGTCCTCCCATTTCAGCAGGCGGATATTGGACTGCCGCAGGCCGGTCGCCAGCGCCAGCACAACGCAGGTTTCGATATTCGGATCATCGTCCGCGCGGCAGGCGGCCAGCAGCGCCTTGCGCTCATCGTCCGACAGGAACCGGACGATGCCTTCGGATTCTTTCATCTTGGACACGCTCAGCACGGGGTTTTCGTGCAACCAGCGCAGTTCCTTCCAGCCCCACTTGCACACGGCGCTTGCGGCGGCCAGATAGCGGTTGATCGTTGCGCCGCTCAGCGGTTGCTTGTGGCGATTCTTCCGCTTGGCAATCTTGGTCTTCGCCTCGATGAAGACTTCCGGCTTCAGCTTG